AAACTCAACTCCTGCGGCAGTTAATCTTACTGTCGCAGTCGCACTATCACCACCAATGGCAGTGTATAGTTGTGCGAAGTTTTCATTTATCTTCTGTGCCGCAACTCGGAGGGTATCACCCGTTCCGTCATTTGCCGCAGTTCCTCTGTTTAGTGTCTGTCGTGCCATTCTATTCAGTCCTGTTGTTCATACTATTTATAAGAGTTTATAAGTTATAATGTGAAACTTTTTATATATTGATCAGAGTCTGCACTCCAAAATTGATGTTTGTCTTGATCCATCGTTTCAAACGAGAACGAGTTGCTCAAGTCCATACCATTAGTTCCTACTTCATCTGAATCATCAAATGTGGGTGAACTAGAAATCTGTGCTTCTCGTATAGACGAATACTGATTGTTAATAGTCTGTATCTGTTCAAGTGAGAAGTCTTCTACAGAAGTAAGTTCTGCATTGATTCTACTCAAGACTCCTGCCGAATCAGTATATAGGTCATCAACAAGGGCAGAAATATCCATGTGTCCAAAGTCTCCAAACGATGCTTCCGAATGAACCGCAATAGGTGGCAGTGGTGCCGGTATTACCTGTGGTGCGGTTAGTGTATCTGCCACTACTGATACAATCTGAACTTCTGCTCCAACATACATTCCCGCAGGATGAGTAAATAATTTATAAGGTACTACCCACTCACTAAATGCTATGTCTGACTTGATTAATAGTGCAAATGTCTGATACAATTTGTTATCGGTAATGTATCTCTGTCCATCAAGACCTAGAGTAGATTTCTCGTCTCCGATCTTAAATACATTTTCTTTTGTGTAGACAATCTCTGGATCAATAGTAAAGAATGTTCGGAAGAACTGTTGTATAGAGTACTTAGTACCCTTAGAACGATACAGAATACTTGAATACTTTGCCGCAGCGCGTTTGTCCGCAAATCCCTCAAAGTAGGATTGTCCCAACAGAAGTTCGTCTTCAATGTAGGACAACAACTCTAAATCTGTCTGTGTGATATCGCGACTGAGAAACAATTCGTGGATCAATCGTGCGGGTGAATTTTGGACATGTTCCCCCTCATAGTAATGTTCTAACAGACTAATTAATTTTGGATACTCAGTCTTAAAAAAGTCAGGCAGGACATTATCAATAGCATGACTGGTAAACGCAATCTCTCTACGTCCGATATCGGTTAACGTATCATTCTTCTGTGCCATTAGTTAGTGACTCCAGTGGCAATCTCGCGAATAGAAACAAAGGTGTTGGAGATGTCTTGTTCTACAATATCTTCTCTGAAAGGGGTCAACGAACTTTCGTTGGCAGGTACAGCACTTACTTTAATGAAATTATTTGCCCCAACAAAGTTATCAACCTGTAATCCAACAATTGATACAACATCACCGCTATACGAACCTACGTTATCAACAATCACCTCATTGTCTTCACCATTGAATATTTCTAATTTATTAGTATTCAACTTGTTTCTTAGGACACAAGTCTTATTTTTAAACAAGAATTGTGATGATGTTATAATGTAATCAACATCGTCTGGGGATTTTAACGGAACCGCAAATCGTAGAGTATGATCTTGTAAGACTGTCGGTTGTGGCGTAAACCTTCTCTGAACAAAAGTCTGTGAACGAGATGATAAAATAGCGGGAGATACATTATCCACAATGGTTAACAAATTAGAACGTCTGTACGACTGTCCAAACTTACCAGTATTATCTGTGAAGTATTTTGTAATAGCACCCTTTACTTTATTTAGAATTGTATTCCTAGACAGTGTTGTCAAACTAGGATTGAATTGGAAAAACGTTCGGGTCTCAATAAAAGTTTTGACTGGATCAGTAAACTTGACAATGAACGAAGCAACTGCTAATTGTTTTACAAGGTCTTGAATAGCATCTTTTGTATTCTGCTCTACCACCCCGCCTGGCGTGACCTCTGCATTAAAGAGAATTGACAAAAATACTGTACCAAATTCTGGTTCAAGTGCCTCTTCACCACCAAATGATTTCATGTCTTTTATCAGTGTGGAGAAATTACGTAGCACCAGTGCAGAGTAATCTACCGCAGTTACCATTCGGTTCTGAGTTGCATACTGAAAGGGAGCAAACTGTCTAATAGATTCCATAGATTCTTTGGGAGAACCTGCAATAGCATTATCTACAGTTGACACCGACACATCATAATTCTGACCCCCAACACTAATTTCTGCCTGTGGTTCAAACACTTTAGCAGAGTTAGATGCACGTCCACTTACCGCAAGGTAAGATACAGTAACTTTTGAACCAGTCTTAGGTGCCTTACCCAAAGTTGTTCCGTTACCAAAGGACAATTCAAACAATCCATTAGGTGTTTCTTTGAGAAAGTACAATGTAGAGTTTTCATTAATATTGTTTGCATTAATGATATTTGTGTATGGCAGGAATACAGAAGAAGTCGGGTTTTCATAAACACGAACTATCGCGGTGCCAGTATCCATAGTATTATCTGGAACGATATAGACTTCGTTGTCTTCGGCACGAGATACTATGAATGTTTTAACTCTTTCAATACCTTCATATATCTTAATATTTTTATTAGACGATGCGTCTTTAAATATATACAGACCATCACCATTATCATCAGCAGTTAAATCTTCTTGTGTTTGAAAAACAAATTCTTGTTCATCTACCGTTGCGTTGAACTTATATCCCGCAGGTATTTGTATGGTAGTTGGTGCTCCAGAAACACCAGACAGATTCAACGTCAGATTGATAATTGCCTGTGATGATGTCATACTATCGGGAATATAACCAATACCTTCTGAAAGAGATACCAAAGAACTACGCAACTGTGCGGTTCCGAGGAATGATTCGTTCAAGGCAAAGTTGGCAGTAAGTCCATTGTAATGCGTATTGTACGCAAGAACATCCAAGATATTTGACAGACCAGATGCTTCAAAGTTATAATCCGCAAACTCATCTTGCTGTGCGAGGTATGTCTTTAAGTTATTCTTGATCGCATCAAAATCTAATGATGTTGATTGTATTGTTGTTGCCATTTTATCTTAACCTTGCTAGTGTGGTAGTGAATTCAACTTGCTCTTCCGTATTAACAATTTTGAATTTTAAAATTACGTCTAGGGTGTTTCTATCTGGTTGCAGGGATACCTTAATATCTAGTATTTCTGCTCTAGGTTCATATACACCAATACTCTCAATAATACTTCGTCTTACAATAGAAGACCTTCCTCTATCTGCCAACTCAAATAACTGAGATACCATGTCCGCACCAAAGTCTGGACGAAAAGGTTTCTCCAAGGAATTGGTCATTATAAGCGTTTTTACTGCTTGTTTAACTGCCCCACTATTCGTCTTCTTGTAGATGTCTCCACCAGTAGGTTTGGGCGAGAAAGTTAAATCAATATCAGTATAACCTCGTATCCGACTTGCCGTAATGGATGCCGTTTGTAGGTTAGTGTCTTCTTGTGCGAATGCTCTACGTATTGCCATAGTTCTATTTATATGACTTTTTAGTCACTTTCCTTTATTTCTACTAATTCGTTTCCACTCATTAGTGTGTTATTGAAATAAGTTTCCACATCACCATCAAATCTAATATCAAAGGATTCTGGTGTGGTAGGGAACTCTATACCAATCTGTGCGGTAAGACTTCCGTCTGGATTGTATTGATCATAATCAAGGTACAGTTTTTTAAATCTGATATAATCTTTCAGATACTCAGCAACATCAAATGTCTTCTCTAGACTAATCTTACCTTCCTGATCTATCACTTGATAATACACAAGTCTGCCATCAGATTTCTTCTGCATGGTCTTGTTGTTCTCATCAACCTCTCGTGGTTTGTAGAGACCCTCAGACACAATCAAACGAATGTCATTGAAATTTTCTGTATTACCATTGATGATTCTCATTGCTTCTGCTTGTAAGTACAGGTGCCGCGCAATTTGCTGTCGTGCCGTATTGGTTATAACATGGTTAAATGGTGTCTTGTCTCCATATGAACCAAGAAACTTTGCGATTGTAACGCCAGGACCGAGTTTAGTCGCAGACGTAATCTGCCCTTGCTTGTTCGGATTGTATACTGGATCAACTAAAATTATCATGGTGTAAATCTCTTTCCTCTATTCTCAATTGCATTACCAATTGGTTCAAACCCAAATCTAGATGATGGGGATTTCTTCACTGTTCTACCAATGGCAGGTGGACTCTTTATTTTATATCTTGAATTTAATCTTTCTTCGGAAACAAGTATATTCCCAACCAACTCTCTATTCGTATCACTTCTGAATGCAGAACGAATCTCTTGGGTTGTTGGTACATGGTTGAATACATCCTCATAATCATCACTAAGTAGTGTCTTAGTTAACAATACATCTCCACCGTCAACCACAACAGTCCTAATTGCATAGTCACCATTCATTACCTGTCCCACTACCCACTGTGATGTTATCTGTGCTTGGGGTGGTTCTGTGTGACCAGTTGGTAGTGCCATCTCTTCCTTTGCAAGCATAGGTACATGGAAATTTGCCGACAGAATCTTGGGCACTGTAAATGTTGACGCACCAGTTGCGGCAGTACCCGCAGTCACTGCGGTTAGTGATGCCTTTGCATTTGATGCGTAGTACGATCTCAATGAAAGGTCTGCCTTGTCTGCGTGGTTTGATTTGATTGCTTCAAGTGCCTTACCATAGAACGAACCATAGAACACCGCACCAGAATTAAATGGAACCGCACCCTCACCACCTTGGAATACGTTACCTGTGAAGTCCACCATATCACCACCCACGGCACCCCTCTGTCCTAGAACAGAAACATACTTAGCACCAGTAATGTTTGTAACAGGGGCAGACACCGCAAAGGATTCCTCACCCGAAACAAAGACTGACGATCCTCCTGCAATTTCTACATTACCCTCAATCGCAGATTTATAATCCAACTTCACTTGATGATTATGTTCACCAAGAATCACATCGGTTTGAGTACTCATGGTTTTGTTGATCTTACTCTTCTTGACAGTCTCTTCACGATTACCTGTGGTGATCGTTCGGTGATTCTCTAGGATGTTCTCTCGTAGACTACCTGCCACATTAAGATTATAGTTACCACCAACATCAACATTATAGTCACCAGTCACCTTCATGTTCAAGTTACCCTGATACACGAGATTACCATTACCCTCAATGATAACAGTCTGGTCACCACCAGTCACTTCTACCTTGTTGTTTACAGCAGAGATAATAACAGAACCATCTGCTCTCATCTCTACACCCGCACCTGTACGGTGTTTAATTAATACTCGTTCACCGCCTGGCGTATCGTCTTGTTCAATAACATGACCAGATATAGTTTCTTGTACTTGGTTGAATGGATACTCGGAAGGACGTTGTGCCTGTATGTTCAGAGACACACCAATGTCACCACCCCCAACATAGAGATTGTTTACCTTAGACCCACGAGATGCCTTATTGATTGATGTCCCAAAGTTATACTCTCGTTTGGGATATTCACCAGTAGGGTCTTGCATACCATCTTGGGCAACACCCAAAGTATTCTCTAGTCCCTCACCGAGTTTAGCAACTCTTAAATCAAAATTGTCTTTTTTAGTTGTCACTGATTCATCTCCGATGGACTCAATGGTAAGGAATTTAGGGGATCGGTTGTTTTGTTTTGTTTTCTAAACACAGACTCAACATAATCTACCACATCAAAGTATGGGTCAGACTCACTTATGTCAATATCATTGTGACCGAACACTTGACCGCCAGGAAATCTACGATAGAATCCTCTTAAAAACTTCTCTAATGTTGTAAACTGTTCTCGTGTAAATGCCTGAGAAGATCGGTAGTCTGTTGGGTTATCCTCACCAGTAGAAACATTAATACCACCAACCAGTACAATACCTATGGAATATTTATTATGACTGGGTGTGTGATCTCCCTCGGTATTAACGGGTCTGCCTCGTTGCAGTCTACCATCCCTTCTTATCACATAATGATATCCAATACCATCATGTTCCATTTCAATTTGCATGTTGTTTATTTCTATAGCACCGATGTCTTTGTTTGTATGAGTATCGGATGCGTGAATCACGACTTCGGTCACATCTCGTTTCACATTAGTAAATTCTGTATCCAACTCCTCTACCGATGAAACATAGGTAAAGACATCGTTTGGACTATTTTTACCACTCCACTTAGAGGACTGATCAATAGGTTTGCCTTCATCATAAAGACTTGCATCAATAACAACAGTGCCACCAATAGTGGTATCCAACTGCTTCATCTTATTGTCAATGGTAGAAATTTCTTGTTGTGCTCTCGCAATCTCTTGTTCGGGAACACCTTGTGCCTTTGCCTTTGCTATCATCTGTATTTGCATATCTAATGTACTAGATGTGTTTTCGTCTGTAGCAAGGATTCCTTTCATACGATCTGATATATTTTGAGATTTACCAGATATCGTCTTGACTGCTTCTTTTTGTAATCTAGGATTACCGCTAGTAAACCTTGATAGAATTTGTTGTCTCTCTTGATCAGTCGCGAGAATACCACCATCAACAATCTTACGGATAAAGGATGATGCGGCATTGGACAATCCCTCTGCAATATTCTGTAGAGAACCTTGTAATCCTTGGTTTGTCCGCACATCAAATTCTTCATTGAAATCATCCGCTGCATCTTTTGCCTCGTTGATTATTGCTCTGACCTCAGTCAAATCCGTTCCTATCACAGTATCCATATCGGGTAAAGTGTCTAGTTCTGCCTTGAGTGACTGATATTCTGTCATTAACTCTTTGATACCAGTGGAATTCTCAACGGTGTCCTTTACATTCTGAACAAATCCATCTAACTTGTCTATTTGAAGTGCATCTTTTATTCCTGACTCAAGTTCACTACCCGCTAAGTCAATCTTATCCTGTACCGCAGTTATCTGCTCATTTAATGCGGCAACTGGTGCCAAAGAACTGAACTGTGCGGTTAGATTACCCGCAAAGGAAAGAGCACTTGTTACCGCAGAGATTGCTCCCATTAGTCCACCACCCCCCGCAGACTTTGGTTTTAATGAGTCTACAACAGTGGTGAATTCAATAAGGTCAGAATATGCCTCAGATTTTTTATTCTCCGCAATAGCAATACACTCAGCAACACTTTCCGCAGTACCATCACACACAACCGCAAGTGCAGAAGTAGGATTACTTGCCTTGATGGCGGGAAGACCTGTCATAGCATTAACACTTGTTTCCAGAGTGCCAAACCCTCGTGCCTCGTCTGCGGAATCGCGACCCGCACCTCGTAATACAGATAGAGTACCACTACCATTAGAGTCTATACTCAATGAATTGAGAACAAGACTCCCTGCCGAATCAGCAGAGGACTTAAATCGTAGGAACTCACCATTAGAGTCTGTTACGGTATCTTGGGTGACTACAAGCACATTGCCTAGCACACCATTTGTAGGAAACGTATCGGTGATTGTGCCAACATGACTAGTAATAACTTCTTCACTTGAATTAGAAGTTTGTCCTAATGATTTAATGCCACCAACAACTGCACCATCTTGTTGCCCAAGAACAGTATTTCTTTTGACAAAGGTCTGGTCAACGGACTCGGTTGCCCTAGTTTTTAGGGTACCTGCCTGACTCTTTTTGTCTTCGGTTTTAAGAACAGTGTTTAATTTACGTTTACTAAGTGACATTATGCTATCCTATCAGTCAATCGTCTTGCTTGCAATTCTATGTTCTTTACCGCATTCGGTCTCTGTAAATAGTACTTAGCAAATATTTGACAGATTCCGTTGTTATCAAGTTTGTCTGATTGTAGCAATCTTATATTAGCACTAGATTGTGTGCCGTTTAATTCGTATGCAACAAATGATAACTGAGTAAGAAATAGACTACCACTATTAGAGTATTTCAGCAGGTCATTATATCGTCTATCACTAAACGCACCAATTCCCTTTGATTGAGGGGTGATCCCAGTACGCATACCAGACACGAAAGAAAGTCCCGCAGTAATACCGATTGCTTGTTTCTCGGTGTATCCTATGTTCAAGAAGAATGCTACCGAACTTTTCTCTCTTGCAAGTTTTGTTACATTCTGAATACCACCAGTCTCATCATTTCTGATATCTGACAAGTCGGGTGCTATTGCTCCGGTAAACTTTTGCCACATACTTTCTGGTTTGTTATCCACACCAGTGTCTTGAACGGATTGCCCCATCTGTACCGCACTAGGAAATTCCACGTGAGGAATTGATCCCAACACAATAGGTGTCTGTGAGTTTGCCCCATCCATGAACATACCAAATACCAATGCACTTGGTTGTAGTTGTGGCATTCTTCCGATACCAGACGCACCACCTTCGGTAGTAGGAACCACGCATTGTGCCCAAGGCAAATCTGCTTGGGGAATTAGTCGGGTGGATTCTGTGTGTAATCCATGTACACGAATCTTTACTCGTCCTTCATAACCATATGGGGGTGACGCATCCACAACAGTCGCAATGAACCATCGTGTATTGTCTCCATAGAACTCAGATAGAATTGGTTGAGGCATTACGGAAGTTTCTCCATTTTACACAGGTTCATTGACACCTTATGTGACGTACCACTAAAGGTGTGTCTTGTATCATAGATAATAAAATCACCAGACTTTGCCTTATCAATTAGGTCTTCTTCAGTGCTATTGCTTGAGTTTTCTACGTTGTCGTTCGCAACCTTTAGGTTTACGATATCTCCGACAGATGCCTTTGCGATAATTAAACCCGCACCTTCTACCGTTATATTTAGCATGTTCTTATATAGGTGATTGAGTACTGACTTACTTTCAAGTTTCTTTTTGAACTTGGATGCATCATACTCATCGTGATAACTTTTTCTTCTACCATAAGTCCCCGTTGATGTCACGGTATGAAATACATGTGAATCATATTCATCAACTGGTTTATCCGCAACTTTAAATGTAGGGTCAAATACATTCTGGTTCTTGCCCAAAATATTAGTACTAGTCATTCTATCTAGTACGTTTCGTATGCTGTGGTGTGTCTTGAATATCTCACCAGTATTAAGATTGGTGTTATTCATCGCGGCACCAATTGCACCCCGTTGAACCAGTTGCAAAGTATTAGCAGACTTACCCATTGTTATTGCTTTAATAGCAAAGGTCTTTTCAAATTCTGTCTGGGAATCTGCGGTTGATACGTTGGCAGGGTTATATGTGTAGGGTAATTGTGTGTTCCACGCTTTTTGTGATAACATGGAATCAAGGCAACCTAAACGCAGATTATCATCATGCATTGTTGCATAAGTAAAGAATGGTGCACCAGTCACTGATGTTGCTCTACTGGTTAACCATCTGACCGCATCTATGGGTGAAAGATTTGGGATGATACCCCTCATGTTCGTCTGCACTGGAGTAATACTTTCTCCACTAGGTAATGTCAAGTATGATAGGTCAATATTTAACTTCATCTCTGTCGCAAGTAGTTTAATCAGAATTTCGTCAATACGACCATTAAACGACCTGCTAAGTTTCTTTAGGGATGATAGGAATGCGTGTTCGTCAAGTAATGTAAATGAATACATACTTGATTTTCCGTTGTCGTTTGACTTGACTTGGTCTTCTACACCTGTCATAATGAAAGTGCGTGAGAACACAGTGTCCAAAGTATTGTCAACCGATGCCATTTCAATGGTGAATCTCTCGCTACCTTGGAAACTTATTCGGTCAAATAATGATTTATCGTCAAGAATAACCACCGAACCAGTAAGATAGGGTTTGTCCAGACTCTCAAAGATGTTCAGTTCGGCAATAGATGTACGAACATCAAACGTATTGACATTGAGTCCGCCAAGACGATCTGCGGATATTTCCGCTTTTGTAATCTTGAACTGTTGAGACTGAGTTGTTTTACTACCCACTTTTAAATTACCTGTTTGTGAAAGTTACTAAACTCACTCACGACTCTACTGACAACATCAGGTTTAAGTACAGAAATTTCTTTTAATTGTTGATTCCTATTCTCAACACGATCCCTGTAGGTGACCGCAGTTGCCCCAGAGGGTACATTACCAAAGTCATACAATGGCAAGTCTACATGAACACCGTTAGCATCCTCGTAATGATGAACAGCATCATATTGCAACGACTCTTTAATCAGTGTAGCAGTATAAACCGCACCCTCGGTAGAGGTGTAGACTAAAGTTTCTGTCGGAGAATAATTATTATCGTCTACGGTATCAATAACCATTTGACCCATTTCTAGGTTTCGTTTAACAATAGTTCCTACAGTACCACTGCTTGTACCAGTTACTATAGTGCCTACCGGAAAGTCCTTTGCAACTATTGAATTGGTCGTAACCATGCGATGCGGATACTTCTCTTTTAAGGTTTTGTTAATAGCACTCTGATTAACCGGCCAACCAGACTCACGTAAGTGGTCATTCATAAGAAAGAATGTCCAGTAATAATCTGTAGTCCCATATAACTTATAGGATAGTGTGTCGGGACGATCACCGGACAATATCGTGTGTGTAGCATAGAAACTAATATTGTCTTTGACTCCATCAATAACATCTACGTACTGACTGATGTCATCAAATAGAACTGGTGCTTCATTATTACCAAAGTTATAGGAAATGATTTGCATTTGGGAAAAAAACTTTGTGGTCATTAGAATCCATCCTTTTCAACATCTTTTCTGTTGAGTGTTCTACTTTCTTGGAATGACAGAGACATCTCTACCTCTTGGAAGTTTCCATCACTATGCATTGCCATCGCAGTATTGTTATAGGTTACACTAACATCTCTTAGATAACAAGGTTTTATTTTGGTTGCGATTTCTTCACCATTATATTCTACATTGATCTGAAACTTGTTTGGGAAACGATAACCAATAGATATATCATTTGCCCCAGTAATTGGTATGGTAATATTTTCGGGATATAGTTCTGTTCGGAATAGTTTTATAATTTCTTTTACCTCTTCTGCTTCTTTGGCAGAAGTCGCAATGAACTTAAAGGTAAACGCAAACTCTCGTAAGTTAACACTCTTAAATAGTACACGAGTGTTAGGGTTTGAGGTGACACCTGTGGCAGACCTAAATGCACCTTGAACTTCATCTGGTAAAGCAGACACAAGTTTTACTGCACTAACTTTCGCAACATCACCACTTGCCGTACCCTTCAGTCCCGATGTTAAAGTTTTCATCCCACCATCAATAAGAGCATTAATAGCACTACCTCCGCTCTTGAGAGCACCTTCAACAGAAGCACCCATACCACCCAAGTCCATATTGTCGTATGCAACCGTATCACGGAATTGTAGACCCACCGGAAGATATAAAGATACCTGTCTTTTTGGGTTAACAGAAGTGAGTAATCGTGGTTTAACCTGAGTCTGATTCTTTACGGGACCGTTTCTATGAGTATTTATTGCTTTTTGCTGATCTTCACTATTTTTCCCCGCAACCTTTTCAACTCCAGACTCTTCTTCGGTATCAATTGCCGCCTTCTTTACCACTTTCTCTGCGGCAGAAAGAAGATTACCCAAGTCGGTCTCTGCTTCTTTCAGTACATTAAATACTATTCTACCTAAGTAATCGTCTGGATTGTTTAATGGGTACTCAAGGTCTTTTTTCTCAAGAGTAGACACAACCCCTTCAGGTTTGACTTTGGTATTAGTTTCATCTGCCATCTTAGTTTCTCTATAAATAAGTTAGAAATTCATTATCTTTATTTATAAGGTTTTTATGGCATATTCGGGCAGGTACAAAGTAAAAAATCCAAAGAAGTATGAAGGAGATCACACAAAAGTTACCTATCGTTCTTTGTGGGAGAGACACGCATTCAAATGGGCAGATGATAACCCAGATGTGTTGAAGTGGTCTTCCGAGGAAGTCATTATACCATATCTATATGAGGTTGACAATAGGTATCACAGATATTTTATGGATTTGAAGTTGGTGTACAAAGAAGGAACTATGTTGGTTGAGATCAAACCAGACAAGGAAACTAGGATACCTACAGGCAACAAGAAGACCAAACGGTATCTCAATGAGAGTTTCACCTATGTAAAGAACATTAACAAGTGGAATGCCGCGCAGGAATACTGTAAGGAACGTGGGTGGGTGTTTAGAATATGGACAGAGAAGAACGAACCATTGAAGACTCTTATTCCCAAATCAACAAAACCGTTGAAACCCCTCGGAAAAACTTTAAAACCTTTTCGTAAGAAACGGAAAAAATAAGTATAAATAGAACTATGAGTAATATATTCAACAGACTAGAACGACAGGCATTCCGTGCGGGTGTGACTCCTCGCACCAAGGAATCTCGTGAGTGGTTCAGAAAGAAAGCATCTAACATGCGGTCTATCAATCGCGAAGCATTGATGAAAGAAGAACAACTACGAACAAAGACAAAGAGTGGTGTCGTAGGTACAATGCAGATGTTCTTCTATGACCCAAAACATAAAGATACACTTCCGTATTACGATCTGTTCCCCTTGGTCATTGTTGTGGGACCTGCGGAGGGTGGATTCTATGGACTAAACTTGCATTACCTTCCACCCATTCTACGTGCAAAGATGTTAGATGCATTGATGGAGACCTCTGCTAGTAACAAGAGTGATGATGCAAAGTTTGCTATCAACTACAAGAAATTACAGAGTATTGCCAAGTTGCGATACTACGAACCGTGTTTTAAACATTACTTGAACAAACACGTCAAGAGTAAGTTTGCTGAAGTGCCACAACCTGAGTGGGAGATTGCGACATTCTTACCAACCGCACAGTTCCGTAAAGCAAACTCACAGAAGGTGTTCTACGATTCAAGACAAAAGATAGGTAAAGGTTAATGACATTTGCAATTGATGATTTCAAAGCACAAGTCGGTAAAGGTGGTGGCATGGCAAGGGGAAATCTGTTTAAGATTTTTCTTCCTCCACTTACAGGTGATGTACGAGAGATGAATCTCTTGTGTAAAGGAGCATCACTTCCTGGCCGACAAATACTGTCAACCGAAAAACAGATGGGTCTTCTTACAACTAAAGTTGCGTATGGTCATGCAACCGATGATATCCAGTTGACCTTCCATTGTCTTAATGATATGAAAGTAAGACAATACTTTGAGACATGGCAGAATCTTGCGGTTAATCAAGAGACCCAAGAAGTTGGATACTTTAATGACTATACACATCCAGTCATTATCCAACACATTAAGAAGGGAACCGCATTCCCTATCATAAAGAAAGAACTTTATGACGCAGGAAAGATTCCATCTTACCTACGTAGTAGATTACCAAGACTAGGACCCCTTGATCTTGCCCAAGGTCAGTTTGATTTGAATCTCATATTCGGAGATGACATCACTTATACTTTAGTCCTAGATAAAGCATACCCAACAACATTGAATGCAATTGAGTTGAGTGATGACGGAGAGTTACTTGAAGTATCGGTACAATTATCGTACAAGAACTGGAAGTCTGAAGGTGGAGACGCAAAAGATACCGGATTTATTGAAGGTCTGGCAGGCGATCTGATTAGAAAATTTTTATAACATTATTATTATTTGGAGAATATAATGGCATTACCTAAGTTAAACACGACCCCATCCCACGAGATGGTACAACCATCAACGGGAAAGAAGGTTCTATACAGACCTTACCTTGTAAAAGAAGAAAAGATTCTTCTACTTGCATTTGAGGGTGGTGATCAGAAACAAGCAATGAGAGCAATGATTGATGTTGTTGGAATTTGTTGTGAAGATGTAAAACCAAAAGACCTCACAGTATTTGATGTTGAGTATATGTTTACGCAGATTCGTTCACGTTCAGTTGGTGAGACTGCTGATATTAATATCAAGTGTGGGTATGAAGAGTGTGGACATTCAACAGAATGTAAGATCAACCTACAGGATATTAAAGTTGACCTTCCTGATGTAAGTCCTATAGTTGAATTGACACCAAGTGTCACCTTGGAATTAAAGTACCCATCGTTTCACGATTTTCTCAATAACTTTTCTGAGGATATGTCAGAAACTGAGTTTGGTTTCAAGATGATCGGTAAGTGTATTAAGACAATTATGACCGAGGACGAGAGAGTTGATGCGAGTGAGGTTAGTTCTGGAGAGATGCAAGAGTTTATTGATTCAATGACTAACTCACAGTTTGAAAAGATTGGTGAGTTTATGCAATCTGCACCAACAATGCAACACAACATTGACTTTAAATGTCCAGAGTGCAGTACGGAACAGAATAGAACACTGAAGGGCATCCAAGATTTTTTTTAGTATGCCTCTCACACGATAACCTTGTAAACCATTACAAGACTAACTTTGGCATGATGCAACATCATAATTACTCGTTAACAGAACTAGAAAATATGATGCCGTTTGAGAGGGAAGTTTATGTTGCTTTACTAGTAGAGCATCTTAAAGAAGAAAAAGAACGTCACGAACAAGAAGAACGTCAACGACAGAGATAGGAATAATGGCAGAGAAAAGTATAGGTCATCTGATTGAGGTGACCAAACAAGAAAACGCAGAATCACGCAGCGTGACCAAAGAGATGTCATCTGAGGTCAGTGCGTTGTCTAAAATGTTTGGTAAGTACTTCAAAGACCTCAAGAACCAAGCAGGTGATAAACTAGAAGAAAAACGAGAGGAGAAAGTAGCAGCGGCAGGTGGTTTACCTGATCTCGGTCAACTGATGTCTGACACCAAGGGTATGGGTATTCTTGGAATGATCGCAGGTATCACTGCCGCAATTGCGGGTCTCGCAGTGGGTATCGTTGAAGGTTTTGTTCGTGCCGCAAAATTAATATTGAGTCCGTTTACCAAGACTATGGTAAAAATGGTCAGGTCTATAACAAAATTTATGTTAGCACCATTCAGACTATTCGTTAATAAATTCTTCCCCGACACAGGTAAGAAACTTCAGAACCAATTTAACCGTATAAGAAAAGTATTTACTAACGGTATTGCAAGAATTGCAAAGAGAATTGATAAAATGAAGGATTGGGCAAAAGGTGTTGGTGGAAGACTGACAGCACTTGCTACTAATATCCGTCAAGCATTTACCAATGGTTTCCGAAACATCAATGTGGCATTTCGTGGTATAGCAGGAAAGTTTAGGAAGTTAACATTCATTGAAAATGCTTCAAAGTTAATTGGTAAATTATTAAAACCATTCTCTGGTTTTGTTGATGACATCAAGCAACTAAAAGACTCTGTTACAGGTGCGGCAAAGACATCGGGTGATACTGCTTCAAAGATCAAAGATACGATGAAGAAAGTTAAAAAGGTTTTCACCACACTAAAACAATCCTTTGGTGGATTCTTTAAAATATTCAGAACTCTTGGTCGTGTAGTCTTATTCCCTCTTACTATCATAATGACAATGGTTGATGCATTCAAAGGATTCAAAGCAGGATTTGAGTCGGGTGGAATACTTGGTGGTGTCCTTGGTGCAATCAGTGGAGTCTTGATAGGAATTGTTGGAATGCCACTTGACCTACTCAAGAACATCGTGAGTTGGATAGCAGGTAAACTTGGGTTTGAGAACTTCTCAGAAATTCTGGATTCGTTCTCATTCTCCGAGATGATTGGTGGTCTGTTCAACTCAATCACCGATACATTATTGGGTTTCATGGACGGTATCAAGGATGACTTTGCGAATATGTCTTTTGCTGGCGCAATTGCTGAGTTAGGTAAGAAGTTGTGGAACGTAGTTACTAGTGTAATGAAATTCCCTTATGCTGTTGCGGCAGGTGGTGCCGCTGCTCTTGGAGCATTAGTGCCTGGCGGAAAGGGTCCGATGGAAGCATTCGGTGATGCATTCTCTGCCGTTATGAAGTTCGGTAAGTTTGATACAAATACCTCAGAGAAGATTGCCGGTAGAGAAGAAAGTCGTGCAGAACTAGAAGCATCAAAAGCAAAAGAAACTGAGATAAAACCCAACCCTCCGGTCAGTGCTAATGCGGTCAAAGATGCTACTCAGGAAGAAAAGATAGCAAATGAAGGAAAACAGATGAGTGGTGCAATCGCACAACAGATCATTAACGCACCTACCAATACTAACAACAATTCTAATCAAGTCCATCATGGTAGTGCAGAAGGTGCAATAGACCCCACTGACGGAATGAGTGGTAGGAAAGAGGCATACTCGGTATAAAAAAAAAAGGGTCTCCGAAGAGACCCCTATAACCATGACGGTTTATCCTAAGGCGAGTATTCTTTAGTCTTCTGCCGCAAGTTTAGCAAAGTATGACAATGTGTCATCTTCACTACCCGATGCTTGGATCGTTGGTTCTGGTGCAGTCTGAGAGACTACAGTAGGTTCCGCAGATCGGATCGGTGCAGTCTCGGCAGTCTGAGTCAACAGATCATTCTTTACTGTCGCACCAGTTCCAGTTGCCTGACCTAACACAACCTCTAGTCGTGATTTTAGATCATCGTAAGACTTGTACGAAGACTCCGCAACAAACTCTGACATATCATGCAACTGATTATAAGTTGCTTCTAGTTTAGTCTCATCTGCATCCAATAGTGCCGCAGTTGATTTAAACTCTGACTTATCATAGTTACGATATCCCGCAACATTACGAATCTTCAACTGGAAGTCAGCACCCAACCAGAAATCAAATGGGTTCACCGGAGTTTCGCCAGGAAATTGAGGTTGCATCACATCCATAATCTTATCAAAGATTTTCTTACCAAAGTCATAAAGGAATACTTTACCTTCATTGGCAGGATTGGATGGATCACTGATTACCATGATGTTCGCGACATAGTGCAGTCTACGTTTCTGCTTACGTGCGATCTCTTTATCTTCATCAATCCCAGAGTTCCACAAACGAGAGTTGTGTTCACTCACTGGATCATTGTTACCCAGAGTAGTCAAAGACTTCTCTACATACCATTGTCCGGTGGGACCTTTAAAGAAATGGTCAAAGTAACGTACCCAAGGTAGTTCTTGACCTTCTGCGGCAGGAAGAAAACGAATCTGTGCGAAACCATTACCATTGTCATCAACAGTAGGTTTCCAGAAACGCAGGTCTTCGTATTTGTTTTTAGATTGTGTTACCCCTGAGACTTGCTGTGCCGCTTGTGCCAGTTTTGACACGTCTAGGGAATTAGATTTTAGGTTTGCAAAAGACATATTATGTTCTCCGTATATTTGCGTATTAGTTGTATTATGAGTATTAATTGTATCATAACGTAATTTGAAAGTCAATACCTTTATTTAGTATTTGGTAAACTTTCACTTTTTTCAAGAAAGTTGAGTTTCATTGCTTCAAACTCAATCTTCTCTTTGATAGATATCGCGATGTATTTCTTGATATCCTCAATCTCTAGGTTATTCTTTTCACAAAGATAAACCACTGTGTCCATATAAGACATAGACTCTTTCTTCACACAGTCTTCAACCATCTTGGTGAACTTCTTCTTGTTCATAAAAGAAGATTCATCGTTAGAAGAATCAACTCCACCCATCTGGAAATCAACTTGCATATTCTTTATCCTTCTCAAATTCTAGTTCCAGTTCGCGAGTCCATACTTGTGCGATATCAGGATACCAAGTGTTGTAAGATCGTTTGGGAGTTCCGTCAGCATGGTATGCCATAGCAACACACACCTGTTGAATTCGTCCCTCACGTTGTTCACCATAACGAAAGTCTGACCATATACCACCACTAATATATTTCTTCATATTAGAGATGTATACCTCAAGGGATATGTACTCTGCTCGTTCCTTCGCGACCTTAGAGGTTTTATAACTCTTCATACCCTTGAGTTCATCTTGATTTGACTTCAACCATACCTTAACCTTCTTCCAGTGAAGGAAATGGTCTTCGTCTAAATCTCTGATACTATGATGGACAGACTTACTTCCATCCGCACCACGTGCTTCACGTGCCTTCGCAAGACGTTCAATTGCCGCTGCCTTCTGTTCTGGAGACATTGGTTTACGTGTGCGTTTCACTTTTTTACGTTCAAAACCTAACGCATCCAGATTTGCCTTCTTCTTTGCGTCTCTGGTACGTTTTGCTTTTTGTGCGGGTGTAAGTGTCTTTTTCATAATATTATATAGTATACATTAAACTGCGTTAAAAGTCAATAGCGAATCAACACGAAATGATCTCCAATCGTTAACACCCAAATCAAACACGCGAACCGCAACTTGGTTCTTCTCAGTATTTGCATTGGCATCAGTCTTGGGCATCTTATCTTCTGGTATCATATCGGATACCAGTGTTGCCTTCATCTCACGTACTGCACCATCCTTCACCTTAGTGAACGATAAGTTTACTGCACCCAGTCTCAGGGTGTTTACTATTTCTTCATAAGTCATATTTTTCTCCATTATCACTTTTCCTATTGTAGTTTAAAAATGTGTAGTACTTGAAACACAAGAATGAAATATCTAGGCAGAATCCATCATAGAAATTAACACTAATAGATGGGGTTAACCAGAACTCTCTTTCAGATGTCCACTGATTTACAAAACGATGTTCACGTTTGCGATCATAGTCATCAATATCGTGCATTATGCCACACCTTCCTTAAACCATATTGGGGTTTCGGTATTCTTCCACTTTGCGAAGTCTACCTTCTCTTTGATGTAGTAGAAACGGTATGCTTCTACAGGGTCTTCACGTTTGCAATACTCAGGCATTGCTTGTGCGAATTTGGTAAGTCTTACGACTTGTTTAATATTACGTGGTGCAAACCACAGGTAACCACCTAACTTATCATAGGTAGCATGAACACGTCCGTATCGTTTCTCATACTCCTTTGCAGTTGCTTGGAAGTGTTTGAACAACCATCGGTAGTTCTTGTCGTTCTCACGAGTCCAGATATTGGACGGGTGATTGACATGAGATGCTTTGTACAAATCGTTTTGACGTGCATCTTCTTTCAGTCTCCATCGTTTGATGTTACGACCATTCTTGGTCTTGTCTGTGTACAACTCACCGTCTAGTACACGATGTGCAGTAGACAGCATCTGACCGTACTCAGTGACCATCTTGACCACGTGTTTGTCACACATCATCTGTGCGGCAACAATAGGGTCATTGTCTAGGTGAAATATATTCATAGTAACGATATCTCCGCAAGATATTGTTCAACATCACCCATTGTGAGATTACCAATAACATCATTAGTTATGTGTGTATCATAACACAGGTCACCATCATTGTCAAGTACCGCAATCTCATAGAGACCTTTTCTGCCTCCAAAGGACATATCATGCTTGACCACAGAGGCACCATAACCATTATCAAATTTATAGACGAGTTGATACCCATTCAATTCTGGCATATCAAACTTCTCAATTGTGCAACCACCTTGGATTGATTTAACTTCCGATTGCATTATAGTATCCCTCTGCCATCACACGATATTTTAATTCATTTGAAACTTGTTCTTTGACATAGAGTTCGGAACCAGTAAACCATTGACACGCATCACGCATATCATTCAGTTCTGATGTAGGGATGACAGTGTCAATCGGCATCTTCCAGTTCTCCATACCCTCGGTGAGTATATCAAACTTCTCGGTCAGAACGTCAATGCGTTCTTGGGTTGCGAAGGTAATCATACATAAACCTCCGTGTTGAAGACTTCACGTTCCTGATACATACCAGTGACCTCGGTACTCTCTCTACGAGCAACAACATAGGTATTCTCATACCCATAGTTCTCTAACTGTGACTGGTAGGTAAACGCAGTCTCACGGTCATAACAGGGAGTAAAGAAACCTGCAAGGGGTTTCTCGGTTTCGGCACAACGAACTACATAAGTTACTTCAGACATAATATACTCACTCTTCTCATTATCAATACAAGGGTATTATAGCACACTCTTGGGGGCATTGTCAAGTAAAAACTCCATATTTTTTTCAATATATTCATCCAAGGTCAACAAAGGTTCGCCATATGCATCACGTTCTATACAGTTCTCTTGATACATCTCATTTGCGAATATATCAAATGGGGTACGAGGGTCTGGATTTAGTAGATTTTCCATGTTATTTTCCTATATGTTTAATGTCGGATTGGGGTATTACTTGATAGGCACCCTTGTTGAATGCAGGTGCGACAGTGAACTTCTTGGATTCCTCTAGTTTGTATGAGGTATCATTGGTTTGGGTATATCCCATATCATTACGAGAAGGATACTTCTCACGATGGGTGTCACGGTGTACAGAGACTGATTCTAGGGGTTTAAACTCTGGTTTGTACCGTTTGGTCTTAGTCCACGCATTGGTCTTACGTTTGCGTCCTGATGCATCATACCGCATTGCCCCATTGAATGTTTGCATATCATTTCCTCTTTCTCTCACTATTATACATATAATACACGAATCAGCATACTTTGTCAAGTACTTTAAGTAAAAAACCTTATAAATAGATGAACAGGAGAACAATTATGACAGAACTATTTGACTTTGGGTTTACACTTGTAGATGAGAATGAACTGGACGCAGTGCAGAATGCACAGGCACAGGTTAAGAATGTCTCTACATCTGTCTCCGAGACACAAGAAAAATTAGACAGTTTGTTCAATGCGATTCAACCCCTACTGAACAACCTCAAACAGAACCCAGAGAAAGAGTACATACTCTGGCCAAACAGACTAGAGAAGATAGAACTGTTTGAAGACCATATTCAGACGATCTACTCAGGAACAAAGTAATGATTCTATATAGAACCCAACCTAAGAATTCTATAGAGAACACTATCGTCAATCTCGCGACCAAGGAAAAGTTGCTAGAAGACTTCCGTGATAGTGTACCAAAGTTTCAAGGTAAGGATACTAAGTTTTCAGACATAACTACCCTCGTAACAGACGCATCCATCTTGGATGGCATGATTGCAACTTCGGGTTATCAAAACATTCTTGTGGTACCTTCGTTTCAAGATCACGAATACAGTAGACTAAGAGATCGTAACTATCGTCCAATTAACAGTGCGGGAGACCACCTCTTTCCTGTTGTACATATGATAAACGAAACGCATGGCAACCTCTATGTTGCACAACCCAAGGTGGGTAATATCTTCACTGAAATATACGAGAAGTATGATGTCAATATGATAAGAAGTGATAGTTGGTTCAAAATAGATAGTTCTTTTAAAATGCCTAAGACTGATGTAAAGTTTGATGCTGTTGTCCTACTAGGAAACGAAGGTATCAAGAGAGGCAGTTTCCGTGCTCAAGATGTCAAGAAGAAGTTTGCAAAGTATTGTACTGACAACTTCCAATTGGTTGATGTCTATCGTGGTGATCTACGGAAACTTAATGGTGGTAGTAAAGAGAAACCCAATGCTATTAATCGTCTAATTACATCGGTAAACACCCCAAAAGTTATATATTCTCCCAAGGAAAAGTTCGGTATCTCTTCAGAGGTCTTAGAGCAACTCCAGACCTTGAAAGGACAATTACAGTATCATCGTCTTGTGGACAATTTAAAAACTATAGATCAATGGTATAAAGTTTATGAGTAACGATAAGTTTTTTGTTGTAAAGTCTTCGGATGGGGGTGAGGTTCATAGTCGCATTCTCACCCAAGATGGTATCACTGATTTGTACAATAAGGTAATGGAAGTCATTGCAGGACATCCCTCTTATGATTACACAGAGGAAGACATGTTCGTCAAGATGCTCATTTTGCAGGGCATATGTGTATCCAACATTATCGCAATGATGGGATATTCTAAGATACTTGTAGTACCTTCATTCAGAAACAGTAAATTTCCTTCGTTATATAATCATGGTGACCAAGACGTTAGATACAACCTCATCAACAACCTTTGGCCAGTCATCAACTCATTCTTTGGGCAAGACCCACATATATACTACACATTCCCTAGTGACCATGTATCATTCTGTCGCGACCTTGCCAGAGATTTCCATGTTGACAATGTAGTCTGTAATAAACGATATGTGATGGGAGATGATACATTCTGGGTAGAGAACGAAGGTATTGAGTTTGATGCGGTGTTCCTTGCGGGACAACCCATTGATGACGGAGTGACATTTGCAGCGGCAGATATCAAAGCAGACTTTGCGTCTATATGTACCGAGGACTTTGATCTCATTGAGATGTATGACGAGGAAGGTGTAGATGGACTTTCACTGCGTAATCACTTAAAGAATAACACATTGAAATCACACGAGATGCCACCAAGACGCACCAGACTAACAGGTGAGGAAAAGGACATTCGTGAAATTTGTGAATATATAAATAACAATACTGTAAAGATAAACCCAACAGAAGGGAATCTGGCAAACATAGTACCAAGATTGTCAACCCTATTCCAAAGAGAACTAAAAGTTTACTAGAGGACACACAATGGAAAAGTTAAACGAACTAAAAGAATTAATCGTTGAAAAACACGATGATCTATATCACTACGCACTACTCAAGGCAAACCTTGGTACCAGAGCAGTAGCATTCATTGAAGGTGTGGTGGTAGCACTATTACTGGTGTGGATTCTCTAATGATTAAGTTTAAAAAGTTTATGACAGAGGGTGTAGATGACCCCGCAATCTTCAAAGCAGTTTTTCTTGCGGGTGGTCCCGGCAGTGGTAAGTCTTTTATCGTAGGTAAGACAGGACTTCCTGCTCTCGGTCTGAAAGTTGTAAACTCAGATGACGCATATGAAACTGCAATGAAAAAGGCGGGACTTGAAATGTCTCCCGATAATATTTTCTCAGTTCAAGGTCAAGACATCCGTGGTCGTGCAAAGGCACTTACTGGTAAGAAACAGGCACGATACCTTATGGGTAGACTTGGTGTTGTGGTTGATGGAACTGGTAAAGACTTTGAAAAGGTCAAGAAACAAGCAAAAGCAATGAAAGACTTAGGTTATGATATCGCAATGATATTTGTTAACACTGACCTTGATACTGCAATTGCACGTGATGCCGCTCGTGACCGTACCATTGGTGAGAAAGAAGTTACCAACTACTGGAAGACCGTTCAAAAGAACATAGGTGCATTCCAGACTTTCTTTGGTAAACCTAATATGCTTATCGTTGATAACTCTAACGGTAAAGACTTCAAAGTAGAAACTCTCCGTGCGTACAAAGATGTTAAGAAGTTCTTAGGTAAAGCACCAGACAATGTCAAAGCAAAGGCATGGATTAAACAAGAAAGAGAAAAGAAAAAGAGGACATAAAGTCCTCTTCTAAACTGTCATAACAGTCGTATTATGGTAGTTATTCCTATTAATCCGTTTCTAGTGTCGTATTAATCGGGTTCACCCTCACATTATCTCCAACTGGAATCTTAATATCAGAATGAGAATGATATAGATTAAAGGTAGTGTGAGGGAATTCCTTGAACATATTAGTCCAGATAGGTCTCCAGTTACTCGCAAGTCTCACCGTATTGGCAGTACCACGATCACTCTCTAACAGCAAGTCAGTAAAACTCTCCAGATTCATATCAAAGATACTATCAAACCCATAGATGTGTACTTCGGTTGCCTTCATCTTGGCACATGCATAATGAACTGCCATGTGTCCACAGTTGAAGTTGGTTGCCGCCATAGTCGTGTTACCATCTATTGTGGCATACGCAGGGACGTGTTGATAGAAACCTTTGATAAGGTGTGAGTATTTAAGATAAAATGTTCCAGACTGTTCCATCCAGATACGAGGTCTTGTACCTAGAATCCAGTCGTACATATCTAGTTTGATATGACCTTCCTGTAGTGCCTTCATCATCTTGAAGTCAACCATACAGGTTGCATGAACTTCCTTCCGTGGAATTTCAAAGGGAGGCATATTACAAATAAGCAACTTTCCTGGCGTACCTCTCTTAAAGATACCCGCATTGTCTCCATTGCCCAGAACATTTACTCGCATTATATTACTCTACAATCAACTTAATATGGTGACAGTCAATGACCGCACATTTCAATCCATCTAACTCAACAGGCATTGCTTTACTCCAGTCAAGAAAAACCTTATTCTCCACGACTAGTTGCATCTTGGTAACTTCTTCACCATTACCATACGAGATAACGACTGCGGGTTTGTTACCAGACGAGATATCGTTCTGTAGAATGATACCTCCTGCTGTGGTTGTCTCTGCTTCTGCCTGTGTCACTAGGACATTATTACCTAATACTCTCATAACTCAACTAACTCTCTATTCTTCAAATGTTGTTCTGCGATATCATCTTTGGATTGACCCATGTAACGCACTGCGTGATGTTCACTAATTAACCAGTCATTAACACTTCGGACTCTGCCCTCACCATCATCAACAAGGAATTCACCAAGGATTCTTCCGAACTTGCCCTTGCCATCCTTTGTTGTTCTCAGAGTAGGTTCTTCACCTAGACGAGATACGAGGAAGTCTTTTGCGGCAAGACCGTATTTCTTTTCTTCTTTATCACGAGTTCGTGATTCGGGGGTGTCAACACCAAGTAACCTGATTCTTGATTTCCGTAACCAAACTCCGAACCCCAAATCAATGTCAACGTCAACGGTATCACCGTCAACGACACGAACCACTTTTGTTCTGTATTCATACATTATTTTTTCCTATCATTTTCTATAATTCCAATGTTGCTGTTCAGGTTCACCCCAACTATGTAATCGTCCTTCCACATCATGTAGCACTACACACTTCTTATCATCGGGATTGTCGTTATAGAAGTATCTATAACCAAATAACGCAATGTCTGGTGCCATCTCTTCTATCAACTTTTCACAAAACATCTTACAACCATTGACACGATTAATGTCCGTGTAAGTACTCAGTGCAACATCAACACCCCTTGAATTAGGTGCACTCCCATAGACCGTACAGTCAATCAAAGTAAAGTCCTCTTGAGATTGTTTCATTCCCGCAAAGAATGTAGGTTCGGGTGGAAGTTCTTCCAAAATCATGTTAAATGATCTAATTGGTTGAGCATCCACATCAACATATATTCCCCCGAAATCTCTCAATAGTAGCAATCTAATCCTGTCAGATATAAACGCCCACTTCAAGTGTCCGCCTGGGTCTGGGTGTGTCATCCAATGATTTAGAAACTCATCATCCGAATAAATATCAAATACCTCATTACCCCAAAGTTTAACTTCCCAGTCCTGATGTAGTAGTTTCATCTTATCAACATATCTACGACAGTGGTCTGGCATGTCACGATCACCAATCCATATCTGATGAATGATCTTTGGGATTTTGTGGTTCATTAAAAATTATTCTTAATCGTATGAATCTTCTCTTCTGCGTTTGCTATTAGTTCAATCTGTGTTTCAATAGCACCTATGATATCTGGATGTTCTCCGATACCCACACTACTCTTTAGGTAGATATTGATGTTTGCCTTCGCAACCGCAATTTCGCCTTCAAGTCTCTTGATTAATGCTTCTAGTAGTATATTCATTCCATTTGTCCTTTTATGGTATCCTTACCTTTTCCACCAGTATGGTGGACTATCTTGGGATTCTTTACGTTAATACCATCTATATAGTCTAGTCTTAACGTGTTATATGTGTGAGGCATGGGTTCAATGCAAGTCATCTTCAATATGGCATCACCACCCATAATGAGATATAGTACCTCTTGGTCACCTTGTACGGGATTGCGGATACACTCGTCTGCCCATGACTTTAGAATGTTGGGTGTGCCTTCAACCACAACAACACCAGAGTTGTACCATACACCCATATCCGGTCTACGTAACGTCCAAGGTCTATCCTCTACCATAGAGAGTTTACCTTTAACACTCCACTTGAATATGTCTTCTATGTTGTCTTTGATTTCACAATCGGTGTCAATCCAACATACTTTGTCCACACCATCTAATTTAGATGCGTCCAGTATCGCACGAGGTTTCTTGAACCACCCCTTTGCCTCACTCTTGATATCTATTACTAGATCAAAGAATGGTTCCATCTTCTTGCGAGTTTCGGTAGTCATACCAAAATCAGCAAGTACCACGGGTAGGTTGTTATGCTTACGATAGTTCTCTATGAACCAAGGTAACTGCCATGCGGTATTCTCATCGCATCCAGTTAGAAATGTATTATGCATTGATAATTTCATACCCTTCTTTCCAATTGTGTTTCGCAAGACACCCTTCTTCTACTTGTATCGTGGTAAACGTGTCTCTCGCCTCTGCAATGAAAGGATACCACTCTTGTAACCAAGGGAATGTTGTTTTGTTTAAATATACATCTGTAGGTTTTGCATACATCGGTGCATTCTCCACCAACAGTCTTCCACCTGCGGGAGTAACCATGTACGCATGTGCGCCTGGGAAATAATTTTTAGTTGTTAGGGGATTGATACCCAACATCTTCGGAGTGTTCCACTTACCGTATGATGGGTGTCCAAGATTCATTACATAGTTAGGATGTGCGGGGGGAATCTTGTCAACCATGATTGCGTCATGTTCAAAAATGACAAAGTTCTCATTACCCTTAGAACACGCTTCCCACAATGCGTAGTGTGATAAGAATGCAGAAATACAATTTAAATTACGGGAATATTTCTCGTCAAATTGTATAGGGTCAATGCCTCTGGTCTTTAACAATTCCACAGGATTATCTGCGGGGGTGATTGCATCAAACTTCTCAATCTCTAGTCCATGACGTTTACCCGATTCAATACATCTATTAGCAACTTTAACGGACGATGGATTATCTTTTATTGTAATTACATATGCTTTCATTTTGTTGTGGTTGATCTCAACCCTCTCTGTATCGTTGTGTAGTATGGATATACAACTTCTAACCAAGGGAAGAACTGTTTGTTCATCAGTGCATCATTTGGCCACATTCCCACTTCTCTTACCTTATCTAGTAGTTTCTTAGCACCCTTGGGTGAGATCATATATGCAGAGTTTCCTGCAAGTCCCTGCGGTACATCCATGTCATCTATCGTAGGTACTGGTTGTACCCCAACATAGGACGATACCTTCTCATGGAACACACCAGACCTTCTGGTTGCACCCCTTGGATCATTAAGACCTATTATACCACCCTTCCAGTCAGAAGTCAATACCTCTGGCCAGAATTGTCTAGTAAAGAATGCATCATGTTCTAGGACTACAATAGTCTCATCAAGGTCAATTGCCTTCTGCCATGCTCTCATATGAGATACCATACACGCAATTCTATTGTTGTGGTTTGCAGTCGGATAGTGGGTGAGTCGTAGTCCTGTTTTCATATCAAGACCGTCTTGTCGTGGTTCAATAGGATATGACCACGGAGTACCTGTAAACCCCAAGTCCCTAATGTCAGTACCAATGGTGTCAGGAATCGTGGCAGGAAGAATGATAGGTTCTAGTTTACTTGAGGTTTTCTTAATGGATTCAATCACATGACGAGTCGCGACTGTAGACTCGTGATTGTTTATCATACTAATTATGAATGCTTTCATCAACATCTCTTACATACTCCCACCTGTCTGACAGGTAACAACCACCATGATAACTTTTGTGGTACATTCCAAATGGTTCTGATAGTACTTGGTACCATCCTTCTTCCGCACTTTTTAATTTCTTACCTTTATATAGACTATCCACTAAGTCAGTATCCCAACAGTCCCTTGGGTGGATTATTAAGGCATCATTAATATAATAGATTGTCTCCTCACCCATATCCTTGAGTTCGTTGTACCCATGATTACCATAGTAGTTCATACAGTTGAACCCTATTGGTATCATATCACCATAAGACTTCTCTAGCAATTCTTGCCAAGGTATGGTCTCAGACAAGATAGTATCAAAACGAGTGCGAATAATCATATCATACTCTTGGGGTATGGTCTTCATCATCTCGTTGTGGATTATGATTTGTTTATGCCAGTTTGCGGATGCGTAGGCATGTTTCTTTTGAGAATGGTCTATACCATCTTCTTCCCACTCTTGTATGATACGAGGAAATATATGTCTTCTCAGATGACTTGCGTCATCGGGATAGGGTTCGGTGTCAAAGACTGGATGATACAGATTCTCTGGTTCATCAAAGTAGTAATCTACGGTGGTATCCACCGTGTCTTGATTATTCCATGAACCAGTGAACATCTTATCGTGGGGAATTACTCGCTGTGTTCTATCAATCCATTTCTGATCACAGTTTTCGTTCCACCTTCCAGATAAACATAATGCTGTCTTCACTACCACTCACGCAAATAAGTCTCTAGGTCTTCGGGTGTGCCAAGACCCCACATCTCTTCTACATTATGTGTGAATATCTTCTTACCCATCAAGATTGCTTGATTGAATACAGGACACACATAGAACTCACCATTCACTCTCTTGTCCATTGCGATCATATCCTTGGCAGAATCTACGTAGTCTCGTCCCTTTTTCCAGTAGTAGAACCCCACAGTCGCATTGTCACTGATTGGGTTCTTCTCTGCAACCTTGGTAACCATGCCATCTTTGTCAACCGCAGCGTAACTCCATTTAGGATGTGTTGCTTTGAAAGTAACAATACCACCATCCGCATTCAGTTCATTCATCTTGTAGATGAAGTCAAGTGAATTCCAGTTCACCCACTGGTCAGAGTTTGCGATAAACAATGGTTGGTCATTGTCAATATATTCCTCGGCAAGTAGTGTCGTACATGCGGCACCTTCGGTCACACCATCCACCTCTACAATCTTACAGTCGGGTGCAATTAGACTCAACATATTGTCTAGGTGATACTTCTCACGATGTTCCTTCTGTACAATAAAGATGTAGTTCGCATCAATGTTGATGTTCTCTACCACAGTCTGAATCATTGGTTTGCCGTTGACATCAATCAGTGGTTTGGGAAAGGTGTATCCTGCTTTAGAGAAACGACTACCCGCACCCGCCATCGGTATTAATATATTCATCTTCTTATTCACCCACTTTGCCCTCGTATCTCTGGAACCACTTACTTGTTTTACGATATCCATATTGATATCATCTGGAGAATCTACTCGTATGATCTGTGTATGAGGAACACCAGAATGGTATGCCGATGCAAGACCTTTTGGTGAGTCCTCAATGATCACACACTCTTCGGGATATACTCCGTACTCTGACATTACGTTCCACCACATTTGAGGATGTGGTTTAGGATTGTCCACATCAGTGCTAGACTGTATCATATCTACATAGGATTGTATTTCTAACCCATGCACACATTTCATCACAGTTTTATCCATTGCATTAGAACAGATCGCTATCTTGTACCCATCCTGTTTTAGATTAGCAAACACCTCTGTAATGTCGGGGTTAGGCATAATGCTATTCAGTTTTATATACGTGCGAGATTGTTTGGCGATGCTAACCCTCCTTTGCATCTCTCCCACAATACCCATCATTTCCAACTTATCTATTGTCGGAAGTCCGTCATATTTTGACAGATGGTCTTCTAGGGTAATTCTGGAATATCCATTATCTTCTAATGCTTCGTTCAGTGCATAAAAGTGCATCTTCTTGGTGTCAACAAGAACCCCATCCAAATCAAATAATACTAGTTTAATCATTTTCCCTCACAGCAATAATGTAACTGTCACCCTTACTGGTCAACTTTCGGTGATCATATCGTGTAACACTGTGTTTGTTAATTTCTTCAACGAACAGGTCGTTTTCTTCCTTAATGTATCTTCCTGCCTTCTGGTTAAACCAATTGTTTGATTTTATTTCCTGATCTGACATAAGTTCCATTGCCCAGACATCCTCAATAAAGTATGTTCCATCTTCATTAAGTCTACCATACAAGTTTTGAAAAGTCAAGTGGTTTGCTTTTGGCCAATGTGCACCATCATCAATAATGAAGTCAAACTTCACGTCACCCCATTCCTTCTGAATCAATCCACCAAGGGTATTGGATGTGGAATCCGATTTCAACCAATGTACACGTTCTTTCTTTAGAATACCAATGGTTTTGGGGTTTGTTCTCTCAAAGATGTCAATCGTATAGATGTTTGCATTAGGAAAGTACTCGTGTAACGCACTAGTAGATGCTCCAAGATAGGTACCAACTTCTAGTATGTTTATCGGATCGGTTCTGCGTGGTTTGAAGTATGGTTCGTACACCAAATGATAGTGATGTTTTGCACCCTTGTCGCAATCGTATTTGTCAAATAAGTCTTTAAGCATTCCAGTAGTTCCTTGTCGCACCTGTATCAAAATCAAATCCCCAATAGTCTATGTCTTTCTTATACCAATCAGCGATTATTTGTATTGTCTTATCATTGTATATATCTCTGTAAGAAGTACCGTATCCAGTCTTGCCTTTATCATTAGGCACACGAGTAATGTTACGAGGGTTTGGGTCAGTCAGTAGACCGAAGTAAAGTTTCACATCTTCGTTGTAGTTCTCAAACCGTAGGATGTGACACCGATTGTTTCCTTCTTCGTCACACACGTGTTCGTATGCATTATACCAACCACGTATTGCACGGTGCCACATATATTCAACACCACCCCACTTGTGACGTTCCTCTAGGAATGCCTCAAAGGATGAAGTGTCTGCATAGTTTTCTGGTTGAGTTCCTTCGTATTCCATTACCTTCTTTGCGAACATATAACGAGAACACACTCTGTCCCAAGGATTACGAACGATTGCGACTGCTTGGTGTGTTTCTTTTAAGTCTTGTTTCCAGTCTCTCCAACGTGCATGTTCGTACCCTGCATGGTCTTTGGTGTCATGCATCTTCTGTGTAACACCCTGCACATATGATGCATTCTTTAAGTTGTTTGGGTGTCCCAGTAAAACCTTACGTCTAATCTGGTCATTCTTTCTTATTGTCATCCCACCATTTTTAGGGATGTGTATGAACATCTTCATTCTCTTTCCCACTTGACATAGTATCTGTTCTTGTCGGGCATGAACTCTGTTACTTCATATCCGAATCGTTTTGCTAACAAAAGATGGTGTTCTAATCTCCAATGGAAGAACGGAACATCCTTTACTTTTGTATTACCGTGGTCACGGTGTGCGGGATTACATCTCCAATAGATGCGAGACTTCTGTTTGAGTGCGTTGACCATTCCCTCGGTCTGGTCTCGTATTGTATCATAGTTGCCAAAGTTAATACTACCCAATGCAAACGCAACATCATACTTCTTTTCAGATTCAAAGTATTCAATCGGTACTTGTTCGTCAGACCCTATGTCTGTAATATCAATTCCATGCAAGTCGGCAATATGACGCTTAAAAGGATTGAGACCACAACCAACATCCAGAACTGATTCCCCTTCTCCAATTTCTTCAATTAATCTAAATCCTGTCCAGTAATATCCATCTAACCCCGCAGTGCGGGACATCGGCCAATCATATGTAAAGTAGTCTTTCAACCATTTTCTTGTGTGGGCATCCATATATAATAATCTCGTTTGCCATCGTTGTGTTTCTCAAGTCCATGTTTCTCAATGAACTCCATGCTAAATTTATTCTGTAGAGCAATCTGTGATTTCATAACCTTGTCATTCTTATAGTGTCTGTAGTCAGGGTAGGTAATGTCCCATCCACCTGCTTCTTTCCACCAGTCAAAACAATCATCATCGGGTCTTATCACTATATGTATAGGGCATTTATACTGAGTCAG